ATATTTCCAAAAAAATATATAGTAGCATCAGCTGGATTAACTGATTGCATTTGAGCAAATAATATAATAGGTTTTGTAGCAAGTCCGTCTACTAATGCTTTTGTATTTGCAAAGGTAGTTGTTGAGCTTGATGTAAATGAACTTGATTTATTAGATACGTTTTCAGGTGTATAACCTAAAACAGTTGCAATGCTTTTATTCTCGTATCTTGTTGTGCCTGAACTCCAAAATATACCTTGATTGTGTGTTGGTGTTGGTGCGTAAATATCATGAATTTCCGATAATTCATATCCGTTATCTATCTTAATATAAATTTTACCATTGTTAGCGTTTACATTAACCACATAACCCAAACGAACTCCATGATTAGGTGCAGTCGGCCTAACATTAGTTATTCCGCCATCAATAGTATCACTAAGAAATAATGAGTCACCATCTGCCCACGTTTCACCCTGTAAATTACCTGTAGTGTTTATTCCTGTTATTTCACCGATTGTAATTATTCTGCCCTCTCGATTATTATTTATATTTTCATAAACAACTCCAATGGTATCAGCACTATTTGCATCACTATCAGCTAATGCATAATCAACAGCTAATCTTCCACCTTGCGCAGTAATTACTTTTAAAACTTTATACTCACTTGCTAAAAGATTATCAGTTACTACAGTTAAGAATAAGTTTTCAGGATAAGCACTTGCTCCTCCCTCTGGAACGTAATCTAATTGTAACCATGTTTGAACTCCGTCACCTATTTTAAACCTTTGTTGATCTGTGCCTGTATAAAATACATCACTTGTAAATGCAACTTCACCGGCTAATAATATCGTATTGTTAGTAGTCCAATTTGCCGATGTATCTCTTCTTAATTGTATCTGTGCTGTTAATGTACTCATGCCTGTATTATTTGATTGCTATAAATCGTAGAACTCGAACCTCCATCTATTGTGCTAACTTGTATCACTGTATAAGTACCTCCTGCATCTATTTGTGTTATTACTTGCCCATTTTGATTGTAGATAGTAACAGGATTACATGATGTGTAAGTAGTCGCACTTGGTGAAGTTGTGAAAGGTATTTGACATCTGTTATAGTCAAATGGTATTTTAAAAGTTAAATCAAAATAGTAACCTGCATCTTCATCGTCAAATCTCGGCTCATAAAATGGATTTAAAGTTACGTTATCACTTACTAAACTCCAACCATAAATTGTAGATTGGCATTGTGCAATTATATCTAAACATATCTGTTGTACATCACTCAATACTTCTAACTCATTTTTTTTACCTTTAATAAGTCTATCTGCAATATAAACAGTAACTACATGAGTATAGCTTCTACCTTGCACCTGTGCTGGTTGGTAATCAACCCACATTGCAGGATAATTTGTTATGCCACTTGTTGCAAACTCTGCTACACTACCATTACCAAAAGATGATATCTGATAGTGACTATTTGCTATATTGTTTAGGTTCTTTATTACCTGGTTTAATGTTATCATTTAAACACTTTTTTAAGCATTGAACTTTTTTATCAAACTTCAATTCCTTTTTACTTTTTATATCTTTTTTCAAACTTTTCTTCATAGCTAATATATTCTCTTTGTTGCCCTAACCAAATGCCACTATCATAACTGTTTGAACGTGGAATAATAGTATCAAAACCATCTCCAGGATTATCGTATAATGGATATACATCAGAGTATTCCATTAAGTAATCAATTAACCTTTGTGTGTGGTATTGTGCTTTGTCGCTTGCTGTATTGGTTAAGAAGTCTAATTGTGTTCTCTCAATGGTTGAACTGTTATCACTATTCTTTGTTACTATTGATTTGTTAGTCATCTTATAAACTAAGAATGGAATTACCTCAACTACTGCCCACCACTTCAAAGCAGGAATAATATAATTGTCTAATAAGGTAGTATTTAAAGCACTTATAGTGTTGTTGTTTACTTGCCCTATTATTTCATCGTATAAACCACTGCCAATGTATTCACGTATGTGAATCTTTTGCGCTTCTTCAATTGCTATGCGGATATATTTTTCATCAACATTAGGATCAATTGGTGTATAGTCTTTTATGTAAGTCGCAGTGACTAAAAGTATTGTTGCCATTATTTTTTAACTTTTACTAATTTTGAACTCCAAATATGTCTGCAAAATCTTGTAGTAACCTTACCGCCTTTACGTGTCCACCATCCACCTCGATAATTCCAAACATCCCAACCTACTATATTACTAATCTGTTCTATTTGCGCTCTGCTATACATTTTATTTGCTCTTAATAACTTTGAACAAAATTCTCTTGAATCTCTAATGTCAGGTTTTACTCCTGGCCTCCACTCATAAGTGTACATGATTTTATAATCTTCTGCATCACTGCCTAAATCCTTAACCACTTTTATAGCATCACGTGTTGGAACTCTAATGGCTTTTTTCTGTCCACCTATGTTTTTTTCTTTTACATTAATTTGCTTATCCTTTACAAGTGTATCCATGATGTCACGAACTCTATCCTCTTTTACTCGTAATGTATCGGCTATTGTTTTGTCATCCAATAAAGGATCTTTCTCTAATAGCGCAATAATATCACGTTTTAAAACAGTTGATAAAGGTGTAACTTCAGCAAATGAAAACTCTTTATTTATATCTTCTTCTACTATTTCATAGTTGGTTACATCATCTCCGAATAACATAAATACATCAATGATTTCATCAACTTCACTTTCACTTGCAAATGAATGTTCACATGTATCATCAAACCTATGAATAGCACTTGAAACAATCGGCTTTACTTCTTCTTCTATTGGAGGTAATCCGTACATTTCACGAACCTCATTTTTAGTCATTACCTTTATTTTTTCTTCTACCGGTAACTGCTCTTCAATAGGGTCTAATTCTTTTAAGTAAACACGATTAACAAATCCTTTAAGTTTTAAAAGGTAATTAAAATCTCTTTCAATTTCTCTTTGGTTAGGTATGATGTAAGTGTTTTTATACAACTCATAACTATCATTTAACTGGTCCTTTGTTCCTAATTCACCCGATGTTTTGATACCTACCAATAATGGATTTGGAATGTGATGTCCGATAATTAATTCTTGTATTACCTGGTCGTTTAAACCATTTAACTGCTCGTCTACATTTTGAGGTGTTAAGTGTTCAATAGTTGGTTTACTCGCTTCTGTTTGACTAAAAGTAATTAATAGACTATTCGCTCTATCTGTTGATGTAAACTTTTCTTTTAGCTTTGTTTCAATTACTTCTCTCTCTTCATCTGTTGGCCTGCCATTTGCAAAGTTTAAAATAGTACCTGCATTGAAACCACTTTTTATAGCATTTAATCTGTAATTGGATAACTCAACATCCACCTCTGCATAAACAGTTGATGCAACATAGTCAGGTAATGGGTAAGCATCTAAGTCAGGTCTGTATTCCTTTGCGACAAATATTTGTCTGCCTTTTGGCTCTTCGGGATTGAATAATTCAATATATTCCAAATCGGTATCTTCTGCACTTTGCTTTTGTTTGCTCCAATCTTTTGAATACCAATACCCATCCCCATCCTTTGCCTTTCTTAAATTGTTATAAGGAAAATGTAATATCTCAAAGTTAGTGCCTGCCTTATTCCAAATAATTTCTAAATAGTAACCACCAAAAAGTTTTTTATCTAAAACACATTTTTTAACTATATCTTTTAATGTATCGTAATTCGCATTCTCTTTATTTATAAAGTCATTTGCTAATGCTATATCTTGTAGTGTTAAGCCATCAGAATCAAATCCAACACCAGCACCGCAAATATAAAGTACCTTACCATTGATAAAAGAGTTATGTTTAGAAGAACGATTGTACAAGTATAATAAGTAAGCTGGGTAATTATTGTAATAACCGCCCTCTCTATCTGCTCCATAGATAATCCATTCTTTTTGTTTTTCTTCTTTAAATACAGGTGTTTTATGTGCCTGTAATTTAAGATTGATAACTTCGTATAATTTATTCTCCATAAGTCTTAATTGTTTTCGGCTCGTTATCGTATTCTATGTATATCGGTTTATTACTATTCACTTTTACCATTCCTATTTCTAAAAGATTTCCTGTTTGAGTTAAGTCTAAATTAGTTGAACTTACTTGCTCATAAATAGCGTACTCATAAAAACCTGTTTCTGCTAATGAAACAATCCCACTTGTTAATGTGGTAGTGCCTGTAGTTTCAGTAATTAAAAATTTATTGTATCTATCTTTGTATAAAGATACATCAAACGTAATAAAGTTAATTGGATTCATTTCAACTTGATGCTTGAATGAAAACAAGTAATAAGGATTAGTCAAAGTAACTTTTTCACTTAAAGTGAAAATCAAATAATTGTTTGAATTTTTATTTATTATTTGCATTTAATAATAAGTACCAAATATAATTATTTTAAAACAAAAAAAGGTAGCTTACGGGCTACCTTCTTAACCAAATAAAACAGAGATTATAATAAACCAGCAATAATGCCAGAGTTTACTTTGTTAGCAGGTAATGGCTGTTAATAGACGAACGATATTACGATTTTTAGCAGTCATTTTGTAAACACTGAATGTAAGTGTTTGAGCGTAGAAAGTTGTTCCATTCTCAATAGATACAGTTGCATCTTCGTTTAATTGCGCATCTTCTAATTCAACTTCAACAGTCCAAAACTTTTTACCACTTGCCATAGTAATTGCAGTAACTGCTCCTGAAGATTGAGTGATTGAACTTACATTTGCAAATTCAGTTAAGTATAATTTCTTGATACCGCCAGCACCTTGTCGGCAGTCAAGTGTGATTCCTTCAATTATTGTACAAGGCATATTTTATAGTATTTTAAAAGGGGCTTGCGCCCCTTAGTTAATTAATTAAGAGTTTGTATATTGTACTACATGATCGATGAATTTTACTGCACAACCTGCTCTAAAACTACCGAAGACCTTATATACTCGGTCATCTTGAGAGAACCAACTTTCTATGGTATCAGTATCAGATTGTAGATCTGTTCCATAAACTAAGTTAGAAGCGTAAGTTGCAATAACACGATTACGTGCTGGAGTAGGCAAACTACCTGTATCAACTGGGTTATCGTTATTTAATCCGCTAACGGCAATAACCTTCATGTTAGTACCTGGGTACATTAACTCCCAATTATTCCAAACACCATCAGTGTTGTATTGAGAACCATAAATTCCGTAAGTAGAAGTAATCTTAGCAGCTAAAATTCTGAAAGTATCATAACCACAGAAAGCAACGATTGGCTCATTTGCAATTGCAGCAGCTGGAACTTTTGAATAAATGTCATCAAATATAGTTAATACATTTGTTGAGTTCAAAGTAGATGCTGTTGCAGTAACTGGTGAACCTGCATCAATAGTAGCAAGCCAACCATTCATCTGTTTTAAAACAGTTGAGTTAGTGTAAGTTGTTTTACCTTGCCAGATCATTTGTTCTACGTTACGTGCTACTTGTGCTATTTTTCTGTCAATGATTTGTTGTGCAATTGACATTGAATCTACATTTGATCCTGCTGGTAAATACTTTTGTGTAAAGTATACATTCAAGTCATTTAAACAGAATTGCTCTGAAAATTGAATACCTACAGTTGCAATTTCAATTTGATTGATTGTTGTAGTACCCGAAGAGGTAAAAGAACAAGCAAGTGATTGAAATGGTACAGTTTATAAGCGGTCATTGTGCCTAATGAAAATGCCATTTTGTTTTGTTTTTAGTTGTTATTTATTTTTGTTATTTAAATGCTAATTTTCTAAACTCTTCTAATGAAGTAGTTGTATTTGTTTTTTTAAAGTTTTCCTTTGCAGTTGATTTAGGTTCGACACTTGGAGCACCTGCAACCTTTTCAATTAAAGCAAATAGTTTTCTGTTTAAATCGTTTTGAGTGTTGATAGTAGCTTGTGCTTGCTCCATTGCTTGATTAGCCAAACCTAATGCTGATTCAATTTTTGAAAGTCTTTCATTTAACTCAGCAAACTTTGCTTCAAACTCTTCTTTATTATTTGCCATTTCTTGTGGCATCTCTTCTTCTACTTCTTCCATGTATGGCTCCATTCCTTTTACCACTCCATTCTCAACGTAGATTTTCATCATTGCTTCACCTACCATGATAACCATTTCAGTTACTTCTGCCGGTACATCCATAACACCATCGGGTGTTATAACTTGCAACTTTGAACCTACTGCGATCTCTTCAGTATCTGTTCTTACTATTGAACCATCTTTTGCTTTATAGTCAGCAAATTTTTGATTTAATATTTCATCTTTGAAAATATCTTTGAATAAATCTTTCATATCCGAAAACACTTCTTTAAAACTTTGTTTTTTATTTTCCATTGCTTTGCTTTTTAATAAGTACCTATTGTTAAATATTTTTTATTTTTTGTCTTAATGATTGTATTCTATCTGCTATCTTTTCTATTTCAGTCATTGGCTTTTCAGTTACTTTGCGATGTGCAAAAGCACCCTCAACACTAAACCCTTTAAAAACTCCTGTACGGATAAAGTCATTCCAAACTTCATTATTATCTACTTTAAAAGTTCCAAACCATGAACCCTCTGTTAATGTTGGATAGCCTTCTGGTGTTTTAATACCTCTTGTTTTATCAATAATAAAAGACTCAACCATGTACACTCCGTTCACTTGCCTTTCAGGATCATGCATCATATTTACATTATGGCTGTAACCTTTTTTGAAAAATCTTTGTGCTATCTTTTCAATTTGCTCTTTATCAAATACAACATAGTACTCACCACTTTCATCGGCACGATAAATTGGCAAATCCGATATCATAAGTGGACCAGATATTAAACGTCTTTCATGATTTGCAAAGAATTTAAATTGTGCATTCATTCCTTTGTTTTCCCATTTGCTATAACAAATAGCAGTCGCTTGTTCCTGGTCTATTCCGTTACCAACCTCAACACCTATGCAACGAGGTATAAATTCGTCTTTACTTTCACCGGCACGTGGATTAACAACCATTTCTTGTCTATCAATTTGCTCAAGTTTTCTTTGCGCCCATTCAATACCCGCATCACCTCCCCATGCTAACCATGCAAGCCTACCGCATCCATCACCTAATGCCTTTTGACTATTTTGCCTATGCCTTTCAAATGATGCCATGCGTGAAATCGTATCACGTGAAATGGCTTCACCATTTGCTAATTGATTGGCTCTTGCTTTTCCTGTTGCTTCTAAGCAATCACCCCATCCGTTTTCTTCTGCATATCTTAAAGCTATCTTAGCATTTTCACTCGCTTGTTTTGGATAGTCAGTATAACTTTCAAAGTTATGTTCTTTAAAAGCAAACCATGTTTTTTCTATGGCAGGACTATCTACTAAAGCGATATAATCCACTCCTAACTCATCACTATCATCTATTACTAATTTATAAATAGGTAAATTTTCCATTTTTATATTTTTGATTGGTTACTTAATTTATTAACTCTTTCTGTTACTGCTCTACTTTCTGATTCCACAACATAGGCCTTCATTGGTTGCATTTCTCTATTGCCTTGCCCTGCTACTGTGCCATCTGGGTTAAGTTGTGTAACTGTGTTTTGTGCTGTTAATCCTGGAGCGCCACCGCCACCACCTTGACTAAATGCGCCTAAGTTACTTTCACCACTTGGTGCTGAACCTGTTGAACCCGCTTCAAATTTAGTTTGTTCTATTTTAATTACATTGGCAATACCAGTAGCTAATGCTAATCCAGCTTCTACAAATTGAATACCAGTTGCTAACTTTGCAGGGTTACCACCAGCAGTTAATGCAGCATTAACCGCCATAAAAGTATTAATGGTTGCTTGTGCTATTCCTAATGCTTTATTTAGTTTAAACCTTTTACGTGCTGATGCTTCATCTTTTTTATCGAATGCATCATTAATTTGCATTAATACACCTAATCCATCAGAAGTCATTTGAGCATACTTGGTTATTTCCGCTTGTCGAATACCCCTTAACTTTAATGCTTTTTCTTTTTCTAAAACTTCAAGCCTTTGACTATCATTATAAGCTAATCTGTATTTTTCAGCGTATTCCAATTCTAAGGCCGCACGCTCTCTTTGAAATAAATCTGTTATTAAATTTATTTTAGATGTGTTAATTTCATTTAGTCTTTTTATTTCAGCATCTTTTAATTCTTGATCCTTTAAAACTACGGATTGATCTAATTCTAACTTTTTAGCATTGTAAGCTATTTCAGCATCAACTCTCGCTTGAGTACCTAACTTATGCCTATTTATCTCATTTTGTAATCTTTCAAGTTGTATTTTTCGCTCTTCATCTAAAACTGCTCTTTGTGCTTTTATTCTTTCTATTTCATTCTTTATCGTATCGGCTGCAAACTTTTTATTTGCGACTTCTAATTCTGCAGTCGCTTCTGTTTGTGATTTTAGCATATCGTTATATTCACGATTTAATGCTAAATCATTAGCTTTCTGTTCAGACCTTTGCCCTGCTACAGTTGCTCTTACTGCTTCCTTTTCAGCTTCAGCTTGTATTAACTTTGCATAATCAGACGATAAACCTGATAATTTATACTGTAAACTTGCCTCTCTTAATCTTATATCAGCCAACTTTAATGATTGCTTTTCTAAGTCATCTAATACAACTAAAAGTTTATTGTTCGCTTCTATTCTTTCAGTAATAGAGTTACGTTCTTCATCCCTTATATTCCTTAATTGTTCGGCTTCTCTATCCTTTTGTTCTTTAAGTTTATTTGCTAAAGCTGCTGCTATTTCAGCTTGTTTCTTAGCTTCAACTAATGCAGCGTTTTGATCCCATACTTTTTTGGTATAGTCAGCAATAGCATCTGCTGCTTCACCTATTGCCTTTGTTGTTCTATCAACTGTATTATTAACTCCTGTAATAATATCAACTGATTCCTTTCCTGCTTTCTTTACTGATTCCCACGCTCCTGAAAAGTCACCTGTAAATAACTTGCTTAATGCTTCACCTAAATACCCAAATGTGTCAAGTAATGAGTTAAACCTTTCGATTAAATTTTCCTTAATTAAATCCCCTAACTTTTTAATTGATTCAATTGGATTCTCAAATACCTGTTTAAAAAAGTCTACTACCTTACCAAAGTTGTCAAATATGAAGTTTACAAAATCCTTTAACATTGTGGATATTGTACCCATTACAGTGTTAAACAAGTCTGCACCTCTTTGAGTTCCTGTAAAAGCTTCTTTTATTGCTTCAAAAGCCTTAACCAATAAAGCAACAATACCTAATGATTTAACTAAGTTACCAGCAAATTGTGCAAATGATGTACTTGCTTTTTTAGTACTATCTGCTGATTTTACAGCAAGGTTTTCAGCTTCTTGTTGTACTTGTTTTAAATTTTTTACAGCACCAGTTGAATCAACATCTATTTCTAATGTTACCTTTTTAGCCATTGCCTTTTAACTTTTTTATTATCTTTTCATTTAATTGATTTTCATTAAATAGTTTTGCCAACACTTGCGCTGACTTAAAACCTTTTTTTAAATCATTACCAACCTTTAAAATCAATTCTTTCATATTAAGTACCTTTTAATTGTAAACTCTTATTTCTATTGTTGAATAAAGTAATTGTGCATCGGCAGGTGTTCCGCTTGAATCATAAGTATAAACATTTACTTTATCACTATCCTGTCTGTTTGTCCTTATTTCTCCAGGTTGTGTGTTACTACAATTTATGGTTGTTTTATTAAAAGTAAACTCACCTATTAACTCACCCTCATACTCACCGGTGTTTGTTCTTAACCATATTATTTCACCTGACAATGTATTTTCTAAAACATTTACAATTGGATCAGTTATTCCTGTTTGACTTAATAAAGCAATGTATTGTTTATAAGATACGTTGTTATTTGATTTAATTCCATTGTTATAAGTAACATTAGATTCAATAATTGTTAATCCACTACTATTGGTTACAGATACGTTTGATATTCCATCTAATATAGTAACTCCTGTTGAACTTGTTATCGTTACATTTCTTGCACCATCTCCTACATAGTTATCACTACCGCTTACTATAACACCCTTACCTGAATTAACCACGTTATTAAATCCACTTACTATTGCACCATCTGCTACATGATTATTATTAAAAGTAGTGCCAACTCTCGAAGTAGGTGCAGGGTTAATATTGTCAATTTCTTCATAACCGCCATTTATATCAACTCCTGTATCATCTTGGTAAGGTGGTAATGTTTTAAGTTTAATAAACTCGCATTTAGTTGTTTGGTTGTTTATTCTATCGTAGTCTATAATCTTATTTAACCTCCATACTTCATTTTCAAAATAAAAGTTATCTCTAAAATCTAAGGCTTGAATGTCAAACTCATTTAAGTAAAAGTAACCTACAAATAACTTAGAGTCTTTATCCGCAATCTGTTCAATATAATCCCTCCAATATTTAATATAAAGGTTGTTGGCAGTATAGCGTGTTGGTGTGTAATTTACTTCACGTGGCACTCCAAAGGATAAATCGAATGTAGGATTTGTAACATCGTTTAAATGGCCAGCATAAGCATAGTTACTTCTTAATGTAGTGCCACTACTTGCAATGTGCGACCATTGAAATGCTGTATCTTTTAAACCGCCATAGTAAAGTATTCTGATGTTTGCGTTTGTTGGTTTAATTGATCCACTACTATCAACGCTGTATATCTTTGAAATAACTCTATCATGCCCTAATGTATTAACCAAAGGAGTAGGACTGAATATAACTTCTGTTTTTACCTCACCTTTTAAAAAGTCGTTTTCAATATCATACTTCTGTTGTCCGTAAACTTCTGCATAGCGTGTTTGGTAAAGGTTATTGAAATAGTCAGTATCTGATTTGTAAGTAAATAAGTAAGTTTTATTATTTAGTTCACCCATTGGAATGATTTTAGTTTCCTTTGAGTAATCTAATTTATCAGACCAGTCACGTGTAACTCCACTGCTATAAAACGTAGGTCTTGGCTCTATTATTAAGTTGTTAGGATTAGTCTTATCTATTTCGACAAATAGATTAAACATTTTAATTATTGAATTGAAAAACTCACTTTGTAATACTTTGTCAGGCAAAACAGTATTTAGAGTTAAGTCATCACCCTCTTGAATGTTAGTATCGGCTAATGAAACAGAAAAAAATGAATCAGACAATAAATTCATATTAAAGTTTGAAGTAGTATTATGTGTTTGCAATACACCGCCACTTTTATAAATACTATCTATTAATACACTACCTGATTGAGTTAAGTTGTAAGCTCCTGTGCCTTCAAAATATTTGAATTGTAAAATATCATTTTCTGCTAAATAAGTAGTAAGTGTAAATGTTCCCTCACTATTTAATGAAGTTGTGCCACTTGAAATTGTAGTTCCTGTTGATGCTGTAAACATAAATGAGTCATCTATGTTAGCATTTGCCGGTAATGCTTTCATCCAACAATTACGGCCTGCAATCATTTGGGTAGTATTTTTAAATATACCCATTTGTCCTACATGCCTACGTGATTGAGTTAATTCTGCAGTCGCTGTACTTGGTTGATGTGTTATGTTAGCTTTTATGTAAGCTGTTAAATTATAAGTTCCTGACTTAGGCACTACGAATGTTTGAAATGTAGCACCGCCATTTATATCATACCAATGACTACCACCATCAAAGTTTGGAGGTGTTGTTTTATCTGTAAAACTTATTAAGTGGCTTTGTGGTGCAACTAAATCGTTTAAAACGCTTTGTGTTGATACCTTACTTGCTCGCATTGTTCGTTCCCTAACTTGCTCCGCTGTTAGCTTTAAAGTAGATAAACCTGAATAAGGCAATATCAAATGTTTGAACATTTCACTATCAAAGAAGTTTGACTGATAGCTATATCCTGCTTCACTAAACATTTTATCTAAAATAGTCTTAATGTAGATAGCAGGAAAAATATGTTCAACTCTAAATTGACTATTTACTGAATATCCATAATCAATATGTGGATAAACATATCCATTGGTATAATCAGTAAGCCAACTTAAATACTGATTGTGTAAAGTGTATTTATGGTCGTACTGAGTTAAATCAATATCCCTCAAAAACTTATTTGTAAAGAATTGATAAATGTTTTGAAGTTCACCAAAGAATGCTACCTCATACTCAACCTCGTATTTATCTGTTACGTTTACATTCAGTAATTGGCAAATACCGGTAAACTGCAAAGCGTTATTATAATATATTTCAGCCTTTGCTTTTAAATTCGGATTAAAGTTTGGATTAAAGTTAGTAGTGCCTGAACTATCAATGACTGCATTAACATTCCATATATTTGAAAATAGATTATTGTTAAACGAAGAACCAGGTAATACAACAGTTTTACTCCAAGTAGTGCTTTTCTTTTCAGGCTCACGTATATCCGCAATGTTGAAGTTAAGAGGAATTGATACATCGTCTTTTAAATCTATCTCTTCATTATTAATGTATATTCTTGTTAGTATCATCTTCTTTGTCTTTTTCTGTTTTGTGAATATTGGAATGTAACTGAAAGATTGAATAACTGCTCACTTGCAACGTACTTAGTCGAATAACTTGAATCAGTAATATTAACTGAAACTAAGTTAACACCCTCGTAAATATAAACGTCTGGACTTGTAACTAACTGCTCTAACCATGCGGATTCAGCTTCTGTTATCCAATCTGATTGAATTGTAATCGTATCATCTAATATAGTTTCGTACTGAACAACTCCCCTACTCATTCTATTATAATTGTAATTAACCCCACTCCAATCATTCGGATTACTTTTAAATGTGTTACGTTTTATAGCAGTTGTTTTTGTCTTTGCATTGGTAAAAGTAAAGTAATCGTATTTACCATAGTTGTTCATAAACTTAAATCTAATCGGTGAATACTTACTGCAAATATCTTCACCTGGATAAATCCTAATTGTTTCACTTACTACTGTTCCTGCTAAACTTTTTATCCTTACATCGTAATAATCATAAGTTGCTGAAAATATCGGTGTGCTACCAAACGATAAATCGGCATTAACTAAACTACTTAACCATTCATGATCAACACGTACATTAATACTTCTATCTGCTCTATTTAATAAACTATTGTAAGGATTAGTTGTTCTTACTGTGTTAAATATAGTACCATCGTCATAGTAACTAATTATTTCTAAATTGTAAGCAACAGCTTCAGCACTAACCATAAAACCTAAAATAAGTTTCTCACCTGACCTCGTTTCAAATGTAGGCCTATCTGTTAAGAATTGAGTTGATGAACTATTTAAAACATAAGTGTTAGTTGCAAAATCTAAAAATAATAACGGATCAAATATGCCATTAAAACAATATCCTGTTCTATTCGTTAGGTTAGTGTAGTTAGTTATTCCACTACTTGCACCATACTGCTCACCAAACTGCACTTGATAGTAAGCTATTGAGTTTCCACATTGTTTAAAAGTGGTTGTATTGTCATCAGCATCCTGACTTAAAAAGTTTTGTGCAATTCCACTAATATCGAAAACACCACTGCTGTTAGTTGGATTAGGTGCGCATTGCAAACGTGTATATTCACTGCTCCCATTCATGTAAACATCGGCTATGTATCTAAAATTAGGTTGTGCTACATTATCACTGCTTAATGTAAATATCATTTGATTGTAAGCTGGTGCGTAGCTGTTAGGTGTATTGTATATTTGTAGTGCCATTATTCTTCAGGTTTTGAAAATTCTTCAATAAAGTCTTTTTCTAATTGTGGTAATTCATCACTTAAGAATTTTTTACCTCTGTAATTAAATCTTTTAATTGTTCCTTTCTTTAAAATATTAGTCGCAATAGCATAGGATAAACTCTTTTTTTCTTTTTCATCATTAGCAATTGCGAGTAAACTATCTTTTGTATTTATCCACGCTAAAATACGTGGCTGTAATTGTTTTCTGTTTTCTTTTGTATATCCTTTTGGTTTAGTTCCATTTTCTAAATCCTCCCAATAGTCAGCTATCTCAACACGAGCAGTTAATAAGCCATCACGTTTCTTTGTAGGTAATGATTTTAAAGACTGATATAAATTACCACTTGCATCAAAACCATATTTATAAATATTTTTTTTAACTCTTTTTAAAAACTTATTAATACTATCATTTAACGATGTATCAATACTATCTTCTGTATCGGTAAAAAAATCATCTAATTCCTTACGTGATTTTTCACTTAATTTGCCGACTGCCATTTGCCTTTATCTTTGAAGTAACTTAAATAATTTAAAAAAGAAACTATATTCATCTGTAAGTAATAATCCCATTTAGTCCTATCGTTATCTGATATTAAGTCCAATGTTATGTACCACCCCCAGTATTCATTGTGCTTTTGCTGTTCAGTTCGTTCATCAATATCTTCTTCACCTCGTGAGTTTGCTTTTCCAAATAGTCCTCTATATCTATTGATAAACTGCCGATAATTGAGCAAAAAAAAACCGCTATCGGATATATCGTTCCAACGTCTACACTTTTTAAATGATTAACCTTTGCTGTATAATCCATTTCAATAGCATCTACTCTAAACCACTTATATCTGAATGGCTGAATAAATACTGCTACTATTTGTGGCAAATTATTAATTATAGCATCTTCGTTTTCTGTTAGCTTACTTAATGATATAAAGTCGCCAGCACTTATTTTAGTTATATCGTAATTAACTACCCAATTAAATCCATTGTGCTTAAATTTATGTTTCTCTTTTGGAAACTCCATTTTAAATACAAATTGAATTTTATCAATTAATTTCTTTATACCCTCTATGTTTATCTTTTTTATTTCATTTACATTAACATCTGATAGTATAGATAGTATTCTGATATTCTTTTCGTTATCGTCTAAGTCATCACGAATAACGTCAAATATCAATGGAAATTTCTCAATTGATATATTCTGCCAACTATTTGGTATTGATAGCTTCATCATAAATAAGTACCTTTTTAAATTAATATGTATCGCCCTTTTACATTCTGCAAGTAACAATGGTATGATAGGCATGTAGCCATTACCCCATCATCATGGAATCCATTAGGTGCGCTGTATTTTATGTTTCGTGTTTTTGGGTTATATTCGTATGTGAACATTTCCAACTCTTTATCTAACCAGTCCACATTGGTAAATATCACTTCTTTGTTTTGGTTGGCAACGATTAAACTTTCAACTATTTCCTTTTTACTTAATGCAGTTGTAATAAATGGCTCTATTCGTGTATAGCTTCCGCATTCCTTTTGCAGTAACTCGAATATAACATCACCTATCGAATTAACCTCAACTATGGTAGTGTTTACTTGAAACTCTTTTAATTTACTTGCTATTGCTTTTATAATTGAGTTCCAATCGTTATGGCGCCATCTATCAATAAATATCTGCTCACCTCTTTCATTGAATATTGAAAGGACTGAGTAGTCATCTGCCCTGCCTAAGTCTATACCGCCATAACATTTACCTAATGGTTTGTTATTCGAGTGTTGTCGGTTGTTAAATAGCATCTGACCGCCATCTACAAACTCCGCTAAATACTCCTGCCTGAATATCATTTCGGGTAGTGTTAGCTTTGCATCGTCTATTTCAGTAGGGTTAATCATTGGGTTATCGTAGGAAGTCATTGTAAACGACTTGTACTGATTGTTGATGCCATCAAGTTGGTGCATCTGATAAAAATGGTTTTTACCTTTTGGAGTGCTAATTAATAAAACCTTTTTACCCTTAACTAAAACAGTTGCTCTTAATACTTCTGTCCATGCTTTTTCATCCATAAAGGCAAACTCATCACATACCAGATAATCGAATGTGAAACCACGAATGTTATCAAATCGCTCTGAACTAAAAAATTGAATAGTTGATCCTGTTATGTATTCGAGTATTAAGTCAGATTGATTTACCTTTCGGTATATTTCAGGTCTTCGTGCAAATGCTTTGTAAACTTCTTCAAATACTTTCTTTGATTGTTTGTAAACAGGACTTACCCATGCACATTTAACTTTCTTATTGTTTAAAGCCCAGAATAAAAGTTGATTCAAAGCAAGTAAGGTTTTCCCAAACTGCCTGCCTATATTGATAACATAATACTTTTGATTGCCATTATTTATAGCATCATGTATTATCTTCTGATTCTTGTGTGGTGTGTATAGTATTGCTTTCGCCAAAGTCTGCCTTAAATTTCATATTGCCAGTTATCTTAACATCCTGTTGCTCAATGTAACCTCTTTTCTTCGCTTTACATTTTAAATAGAACATTGTAGATAACGGATTGCCTTTTTTTATCTGTTGGTGCAATGCTGATTCTGCAAAGTCCAAAGCTACATTGTCAATCTCTTTTACTTTACGTTTATACTCTTTATCTTTCTTTAACCATTCATAATGAGTATCACGATGTATTCCTACCTCTTTACATGCAGTAGTAACAATGTTTAAATGCTTTTCAAGTGCATCTAACATCTTTGCTTTTAATATGTCGGATTTGTCGCTCATTTTATTTATAAAGTACCAATATATCTATCCTTTGTGAGGTCTTTTTTACCTGCTCTGCTTATATACTTAACTACATTTCCTAAATGAAAGTTTAGTTCCCATGCTTCTATTACTTTAATAGCTTCATAGGTTGTATTTCCTCCATAGTGTTTTGGGTTATTTACGCTCTCCATAAATAAATAAATAATAACTTAAAAATAAAGCAAAAAGTATTGATATAATAATTAATGTTAATTTATTACAATTAAACATGTAAGGTATTGCTCCAAACAATAAAGTAAAAATAATTGCATTAATTAATTTTATATTACTTTTCATTTTCTTTTATAACTGCAAGTAAGTATTCGAGTAGTTGTTTTCTGCAATCTCCACATCCTAAGTTAAAAGGAGTGTTACCACTCTTTATAGCAAGTTCATTTAGTTCTGTCCAATTGAATGTAGGTGAGTAGTTCTTACCCATCTGCTCCCATTTGATTAACTGCTCTGCTATGTTTTGTGGAATCATTTTATTTAACTTTCATCGTCCATTGTGCCATCAGGATACACCCACATTCCATCTGAAATGTATACACCACCATTTTGATTTAATGCCATAACATCATTGAAAAATGTTAAAAACATTTCATCACAATCTTTTTCAAAATATTCTTTACCATTATAGGTAATTGGAAATAAATGTTCTTGTATCATAATAAGTACCTATCGTTTATCTGTTCAATTAGTGATGCCAATAAAGCAAAGGTAAAAGGAATAGTCAATAAATCAAAATAACCTGTAAAATTAATTATTTGATAAATTAGGAAACTCCAATAAGTTAAGCATAGCGGACAAGTGAAAGGTTTTCTCATTAACCATTTAGGCTTAGGAATGTATTTTGCTATTATGTAGGTAGTTGCTAAAAGTTGTATCATTAATATCCTTGACTAAGTAAACAAACTGATTCTGCATGAGGTAAATGACCTGGATTACCAAAGTAGGCAAAGAATGTAGAATGTGGGTGCAAAGGTTTTATTTTCTCTTTTGCTAAAATAATACTCATGACTGATTGATCATGTCGGTGACCTTTTACTCTGTTATCTTTACTAACTTGATTTGATTCATTAGTCCAGTCACCCTCATAATTTCCATAGGTTTGAGTAGCTTTAAAATATTCATTGAATAGTTTTGTAGCTAAATGATTCTTAAAGTTAAATCCCATTAAGCAAGCCATTATCATAGGGTGTTCAAAGGATTCTTTTCTATCCATGTTAAAATTAGTTAGGCATTGATCAGAAGTAAAATCACCAATAGTGTATCCAATATTATCAAAAAATACAAATCCATTTATATTTATGTATTCAATAAACTTGTTTAAGTCTTTTATTGAATAAACACAACTATCTGCCCACACTACTATGTCATAATCTTTCCTAAGTTGCTGAATAGCATAAGGTTTAAATGAATAAGGTAAGTTTGCATGTCCCGGGTGTTTAAGGTTATTTTCAGTAAATAAATAAAAGTCAACACCTTTTAATGATTCTTTTAATCTATCTGCATAATGAAAATAACGATCAGCATCTGCGTAAGAATACTTATAACATTTACTTGCGTATGTGCAAAAGGCTACTTTCATTAATATAATTTATTAGTTGAAATATATCTGTAATGATAAACAGCTTCTTTTATTTCTACTTCTGTTTTAACCAATCCTAAGTTTTTAAGTTCCATGCAATACTCATAATCTTCAAAGTTAGATTGATTCTTAAATTTAACTTGTTTTGCTATTTCTCTTTTAACCGGTGTTATGTGGTTTGTCGGCCTTATGTATATTTCAAATCCTTTTGTAAAGTCTGCTCTATATTCAAAGTCTTTACTGATATACCATTGTTTCATATTATTGCCATCTGTAGTCATTATTCCATTGATAGCCAAAGCATCAGGATTAAGTTCTAATGCAGGCAGTATGTTATTAATAGCATTCGGCATAATCATATCATCATCATCAATAAACCAAACATACTTACCCTGTGCTGAATTAATTAAATCGTTTCTCTTTTGCCCTGTTGTTTTTGCTCCTACCGGTGCATCATCTGTAATAACTTCAACAAGTCCAAAGGCATTAGCCATTTCTATTTGATTATTTAGTTCTGTGATTAGTTCTAAATAAAGTCTTGCTCTTTGTGGAACTGTTGGAATAAGTATTGATAAAATCATAAATATTTATTTTTTAGAAGTACATCACCTTGATAATCACATTCTATTTCAAAATTAGGCAATAGCTTTAAAATACCTTTTAACCCTTTATCTCCTTTGTATAAATTACCATTTGAATATTCAGTATAAAAATATTTTACATTTTTGAAAGTGTTTTTACCTCCTTTAATTAAGTTTATCTCAGCACCTTGAATGTCTGCCCAAATAAAATCAATTACTCTATCATTTAAATTATTTTCTTTTACATAAGTATCAAACTTTATAGATTCAATTTGTTTTTTCTCAAAAGTCATTTCTGGCCAATATGTTAAAACTTCTTTAGGTTCATTGATTGATGAACTGCCATAATAATTTTCTGTGTTTATCCCATCAACTATTTTTTGTCCACCACTTTGGTAAAAATCAACGAATCCATCTTTATCTCCTATTGCTTTATTTACAATAGTGAACGAACCATTTTGATAATCTTTTTTATAATCTTTGATTTGATTAAATAAATAATCTACAGGCTCAAATCCATAATATTCAAAAGTTTTATTACTTTGAATTAAATCCATGATTTTATATGAATGATGTGCATCACACATTCCAAATTCAAATATTAATAATTTATCTTTTGAATTTATAATATCTTCAATGTATTTAAAAATATCTTTCATATTGCCAAAATTACATTTTCCAAATTCTGAGATATTATTCTCATATTATACTTTTTAACTTCTTCTAATATCTGATTAAGTATTTTGCCATTGTGTTCAATACATAGGCATGAACATCCTAAGTCAAATAAATCTAATTGCTTTAAAATTATTAGATCATAACCTTCAGCATCTATATTTATAAAGTCATAAAGTTTACCTGTTTGAAAATCATTCCAGGTTAATGCATTTACTTCTGTTTCTGTATACTCAGTTGTTGATTCCCATTTCTGTTTATCTGTTAATGATAAAGTAGATAATAAATCAGTATCTCCATTATTTAAATGAGTTCCACTTTCATAAAATTTCATTTTACCACTAACATCACATAATGCAATATTGTGAGTATTTACTTTTTTCTTTCTTGAATATAACTTTTTAAGTTTTGCAAAGGCAGTAGGTGATGGTTCTATTAAATCCCCACCCCATCCCAATTCAATTAACTTTCTGCTATTTGATAAAGTAATCCCATCGTTTGCTCCGATGTCAAGTAAATTACCTATCTTATTTCCAAAGTAATCTAATATTACTTGCTCTTCATTGTTTTGACTATACATTGTAGTATTTAGGTGGATTAATAATTAAATGGTCTGGTATATCATAATTTCTCGCTTTACGTTCTTTAAATATTCGGTAATCATTATCCCAAAGTTCCTGGCTTTCTGTTTTTCGATATTGTTCATCGTATTCAGCCAATCCCCAAGCAGGATGCATGTGCCTAAATAATACCTTTAAGTCACCCATGTATTCATACTTATTCATTAACCATGCAACTTCTGTGGCTTCACAATCACACCAAAGTGATTTATAGTCAGGATGATAAATATATCCAAACCTTTCATAATAGGCTCTACCCATTATACTCATTGTCATAATGTTAGAATGTTGATTCCCATCTGAGTAATGTAGGACCTGGTCCAAATGCCTTTTAAAGTCTTGTCGAATAATTGTATCAAATCCACGATGTAAAAAAATCATGTCATCGGAAGTATTGATTAAAATATCCCAATCGTCAATAAGTTCAATGTCACGATTTATAGCATCTATTTTATTTTTTGAAGTACCCTCAACCATAAATACTGAATCATGCTCATGGTCAAAGCCTTGCATAGTTTCATCGTCTTTATCAACTGAAACTAATATTTGATATTGGTTTGAATTACAATTACTTATAATGTTGTTAATACTTGCACGTGCTTTTTCAGGTCTTGAACGTGTTGCTAACTTAAAAAGTATTTTCATTATATTATAATATTCATTTGTACGCTTTCAGTTAATTTGTGTTGTTTACTACAATTATCTTTTGCCCATAATGGTTGCAAGTTTGTATAATGAAAACATATTTTTTGATTTTCTATTTTTGTTAAATCAAATTTAGCACATGGTATTATATGGTCAACATGCCACGTCCCATAATTACTCCATTTCATTCCTTTTGTAAACTTAAATTGTAAATGTTTTTTTAAAGTTTCAACATTACAACCTAATAAATTTATTGTTGTATCGTTTTTTATTTCTCCTTTTAAAACACTTGAAATTCGTCTTCTCATATTAAGAACTATTCTTTTTTCAGGGTGAGCAGTATAATATTTTCTATACCAATCTTTATGATTTCTTTTTTTACTTTCTTTTGATCTTTCAAAATATTTTTCTTTATTTAAATTATAATGTTTATTTTTATAATCGGCTATTCTTTGTTTATTAAGTATTTTATATTCTTTTTCACAATCAATACATTTATGTTGATATGAGTTTTTTCCACGTTTATAAAAAGATGAATAATCTTTAGTTAATTTACATGTATTACATAACTTCATAATGGCAAATATACAGATTTAATATCTTCATTAAAGTATTTATTCCAATTTTTTTTAATCCAATATTCCTTATCTTTATCACTTATAGATGACTTATTATAGCCCTCATAATCTAATGCTTTTAAATATTTATTTGTATCTTTTAACATTGGATAATTATTCTTTTTTCCTAATATTCTATTAGAATAATCAACATGTTCAAAAGCATATTTACCATAACTTTCATCAAATGCACCAACTTTGCTTAATACTTCACTTGTAAGAAACATAAACACTCCACCGCAATCATTATAGTGTTCTACGTTTCCTGTTCGTGCCAATACTTTATGAGTATCATTTAAAAATAGTAAATGTTGTTCGTTTGAATTAATAAAGTATTCCGCCCACCCCTCTTTTACCGGGTAACAGTCATCGTCAAAAAGAAAAATGTAATCGCAATCTTTCAAAGTTTTAAGATTTTGATTCTTTGAATAAGCAACTCCTTTATAACTTACATCTTCATGAATGTGTAAATGATATTGTTTAGGCTTAACCTTTTCAAAGTTTTTCCTCCAGGTATCAATGTATTCTGATCTGTTTGGTGTTGTTGTTACACCAATGCCGATTTTATAATTTGTTTTCTGATTTCGCTCCATATGTTTATATTATAATTTTCTTTTGTATATTCAGTTAGTGCTTTGCTTTTTTCATCAAATAATACTTTGTCTTTGCTTAAATTTCTAATTGCTTTAAACCATCCATTTACATCATGGTTATCTACAAATATTGCAGTTTCTTTTGGAAACATATTATAAGGTAGCACGTTTGAAACTATTGCAGGATTTCCATGTGCTCCAGCTTCAAGTAGTTTAATTTCTGATTTGCACTCAGTGAAAATATTATTTTGTAAAGGTATTAATGATACATCGGTATAATTGTAAGCCTTGCCATATTCGTGTACCGGCAAAGAGTTTACCCGGCTATATTTTAACATATCGAAGTTATTGCCACTCATAACAGTTTCATAGAAGTTATAGTCTTTGTTGTTATTCCAACCACCTAAAACAAAACCTGCGTTTAAATTATGCCTATAAGCCTTTAAAATAGGTTGCTGAATGATTCCGATGTCTTTTGAATGAAATACACCAGCCACATAACCAAATCGTGTTAAATTACTTTTAATCTTGTTTGATTGCCATTGTGGATCATCTAAATCTAAACAGTTAGGAATAACCTCAACTTTTTTATTAAACTTACTTATTCTGGTTGCCATTACTTTTGTGGTAGTAATAACTAAGTCTACAGCTTTTAATATTTCTTCTGTTTGCTCTTTTATCTTATATTGTTGGTAAACTTTATACAAGTAATGGTCATGAGGTAGCACCCACATGTCATCTATATCAAAAATTACTTTTAGTCCTAACTTATGATATTTCTTAATTAATTCAAGTGAGTTACCATTTACATCAATTTCACGTTGGTAAACTACAGC